ACGCAACAGCGTGAGAATCCGATGCCATCGACCATCCACATGTGAGGAGACTGATGAATGCTAAAGCCAAGCGACGTCGCTCTATTCCAGAAGCGCCTCGACAAGAAAGCCCCGGCCAAGCCGGAGCCAAAGAAACCGCCGCAGCCGCCAAAGAAAACGCCACCGGATTTGCCCCCGGCCGCGTAATACTTGCCGAGCATGGCGTGCGGATGTTGCGTCTGGAGATACCGGGCGAATATCCAGCGTGCAATCCGTCTATCGCCGCAGATGGTGCGGGGAATCTGGCGTGCATTGTCCGCACGGTTAACTACCAGCTCGGGATCGAGGGCGGCATTTCGTTTGGCAATAGTCCGCGCCCTGACACCGTCAACTGGTTCGTGCGCATCAACCCTGATTTGACGCAGGGCGAGACGCGACAGATTGACGAGAGCATTGTTCGCTCGCAGCGAGTGCCAGCGCGTGATGGCCTCGAGGATGCGCGTCTCTTTTGGTGGCGCGATGGTTGGTGGTACATGGCATCAGCTTGCCACCACGGGCCGCGCTGCCGTAACACGATGGCGTTATGCAGGCTTGCGAGTAATGTGCCGGTGCAAGAGCTAGAGTTCTTGGTCAGTCCGCACAACTTCGAGCGCGAAAAGAATTGGATGCTATTTGTGGACGGCGATCGTCTTGGATTTCTGTACTACGGATCGCCTGCGGAGTCGTATGAGCTGTGGCCACAGAATCGACGCCTGAATCTCGGCGGTGACGATGGCCGCCTCAAGGGTTGGTCTGGTTCGTCTCAGCTAGTGCGATATGGGCAGTGGTGGCTCGGTGTGGTACACCAGCGCCAGAAGCAGCGCGGCAAGCATGTGTATGCGCATCGCCTAGTGACGTTTAACGATCTGCTCATTCCGGTGCAGGTTGGGCGGGAGTTCTTCTTCCGTGACGAAACGGTGGAGTTCTGCGCCGGTCTGGTAGAACACCAAGGCCAGTATCTGCTCTCGTTTGGCCTGATGGATCGCGAAGCGTGGATTTGTGCACTCGCACCGGTTCAGGTTGAAAGTCTGCTCGGGGGACAATAGGAGAGGGATAATTTCGGCACGGGTGCCGGTCTATGAACTATGCTGACGGATCGATGATCGAGAAGACCGAGGCTGCTCTAGGCCTTGGCCCTGAGCCTATGGACGAAAGCGAGCTGCAGTCCGTAGTGCAGGCCGAGCTGGTCGATGCGGTATCGTTCATCGATAACGACCTCTCGCCGAACCGCGCTCGAGCGATTGAATACTATCGCGGTGAGCCGTTTGGCAACGAAGAAGAAGGCCGCTCTCAGGTGGTGTCTACGGATGTCCGAGACACGATCAACGGCATCATGCCGTCTCTTATGCGCGTCTTCTTCGGCTCGTCCAAGGTGGTCGAGTTTGTACCGCGCGGCCCGGAAGATATCCAGACTGCCGAGCAGGCGACCGATTACGTCAACTGGATCTTCACCTCGGACAATAACGGGTTTTTGGTACTGCACTCCGCATTCAAGGATGCGCTGCGCGGTGCGCTCGGTATCGTCAAGTTCTACTGGGAGGAGAAGGTCAAGGTCAAGACCGAACACTACACCGGTCTGGATGAAACCTCGCTGACGCTGCTGCTCGATGAGCCTGACGTGATTGGCTCGGCCATCAGCTCAGAGGATGACCCGAGCTGGCAGGCGCCGGTTGACCCGATGACCGGGCAGCCGGTGATTGATCCCAACACGGGACTGCCTCCGCAGGCGCCGCAGATTTACGCTGTGGAGCTGAAGCGCGAGATCCGCGACGGCCGCGTGAAGGTGGAAGCTGTTCCGCCAGAAGAGTTCTTGATCGATCGCCGTGCTACCGGAATTATGGACGCCACCATCGTTGCGCATCGTCGCATGATGACGGTGTCGGATCTGGTGGCGCTCGGCTATGACAAGGACGAGGTCGAGCAGCAGGCGGGTGTCTTTGAGTTAGACACCAACGATGAGTACCTCGCTCGCAACCCATATGCGCAGGCTTATGGCCCGGGCGGTACGCAGGACGACAAGCGCGTGCTCTACGTTGAGGCCTACATTCCGGTTGACTACGACCGCGATGGCATTGCAGAGCTGCGCAAGATCTGCACCATCGGCCACGGCTACAAGATCGTGATGAACGAGCCTTGCTCGCATCGTCCGTTCGCTCTGTTCTGCCCTGACCCGGAACCGCACGCATTGATCGGTCTGTCGATCTTCGACATGACTGCCGATCTGCAGCGCATCAAGTCCGCGGTCATGCGCAACATGCTCGATTCTTTGGCGCTCTCGATTCACCCACGGGTGGGTGTGGTCGAGGGTCAGGTCAATATGGACGACGTGCTGAACACAGAGGTTGGGGGCGTGATTAGACAGCGCGCTCCGGGCATGGTTCAACCGTTCTCCGTTCCGTTTGTTGGTCAGGCGGCATTCCCGATGCTCGGCTACTTGGACGAGGTGCGCGAGACGCGCACTGGCATGTCTAAGGCCGCGATGGGATTGGACGCCAATGCCCTACAGAGCACTACCCGTGCGGCGGTCGCCGCGACCGTCAGCGCCGCGCAGCAGCATCTTGAGCTGATCGCCCGAATCTTCGCCGAAACCGGGATGCGCGCCTTGTTCAAAGGCATTCTCAAGCTGGTTGTGGAGAATCAAGATCGCCCACGGGTGGTGCGCCTTCGTAACCAGTGGGTGCCGATCGACCCACGCGGCTGGCAGGCCGAGATGGACGTTGAGATCAACGTCGCACTCGGTGGTGGCACCGAAGAGCAGAAGGTGGCGACGCTCACGGCGATTGCGCAGAAGCAGGAGCAGATCCTGCAGACGCTCGGCCCACAGAATCCGCTCGTCACGCCGGTGCAGTACTACAACACGCTGACCAAGTTGGTCGAGACGTCAGGCTTTAAGAATGCGGCTGACTTCTTCACCAATCCTGCGCTGGTGCAGCAGCCGCCTCCGCCTCCGCCTCCGCCAGATCCGGCGCAGATTCTGGCGCAGGTCGAGACGCAGAAGATTCAGGCGGATATCCAGAACAAGGCGGCAGCGCTCGAGTTGGATCGCCAGAAGATGCTGCTCGCCGATGATCGCGAGCGTGATAAGACAGAAGCGCAGTTGATGCTGCAGGCCTATGAGACGCAGTTGAAGTACGGCGCTCAAGTAGACATCCAGCACATTCATTCCATGATGAAGGCGCCGCGCGTGGCTACACCAAGCGTGCAGCAGCCGGTGATCCCTGAGATTGTCATTCCGCCGGCGCCACCGGCTCAACCTTTGATCTAGTGAGGCGAACATGAGCACGGGTGCGTCATACGGTTATCAGCAGTCGTCTCCTATGGGATACGGCGGTATGGGTTATGGCTCCACAGGCGGTGCCTATAATCCTTTTGGCGGCATGGGTTACGGCTCGTCGATGATGGGCGGCTACGGCCAGTCAATGGGCGGCGGTTATGGCTCCATGTATGGCAGCACCTACAGCAACCCCTATGCGAGCAGCTACGGCAGCACCTACAACCCGTTTGGCTCATCGTCTTACGGCATGTCATACGATCCGTACATGTCGATGGGATTCGGCGGCGGATACCAGCAGCCGAGTTCCTATAATCCGTTTGCTGGTGGCGGCTTTGGTACCACCTTCGGCGGCATGGGCGGATACAACCAGATGGGCGGCTACGGGCAAGTCGGTCTTGGTTACTTGCCGCCTCCTCAGCCGACGATCAATGACACGGTCGCGAACCAGTTCATGCAGCAATACTATGGCGGCGCCTTTGGTCTTGGCGCGCAGCCGCAGCCGCGTCGGCAGCGTCCGCGCAATCCGTTCCGCCGTGAAGCGCAGCCGTTGATGCAGGCGCAGCCGCAGCAAGACATTATCGGAGAGACAGGGCCGAGAACTTCTGAGCCTGTCGGAACTCCGGTCGGTGTTACGTCGCAAGTGTTGCCTTATGCGGAATCGGTGGTGAATCCGATTCGATACGACGCGGCTCCGCTACCGGCGTCATTTTTCTCGCCGGGTGCGTTTGACACTTCATTCTTGAATGATCTGAATTACATGCGGTTCTAATGGCGCTCGAGGTTCAACGTGTCCCTGAAGGCAGAATCCTTGAAGCTCTATCGTGCCTGCGCGGCTACCTGCACCAGTCTATGGAATGGGCTGAAGGCCGCGTGCAAGTCGATGACATCGCGGCTCTCGCGCTGGCTCCACAGTCGCAACTGTGGGTGGTGATTGATAACAGCTTCGGTGTGCTGAACGGGTATCTGCTGACAGAGATTAAGCAGTACCCGAGAAAGAAGATGTTCGTTGTGCATTACTGCGTAATGGAGCCGCACATCAAGGAAAGCGTCGAAGATCAGATGCACAAGACGATGGAGCAGTTTGCTCGAGACGCCGGATGTTTTGGCGTGGAGTTCTTCGGCCGACCCGGCTGGAAGAAGCACGCCAAAAAGTTTGGATACGAAACTCAGACTGTAGTCTACGAGAAGCATTTCTATGGATGACATACGACAGTCAAAGGCGCCGAGTCCGAACAACGCGCCGGTGCAGTATTCGCAGCAGTATCAGCATCTGCTCAATAACCAGTTGAAGCTCTACTTCAACCAAGTAGACAACAACAACCGAGAACTGATCGCGTCGGTGCACAGCCTTAATGTGCTGCACTGGCTGAATGGAGTTTGAATGGGCCAGTACCAGAACATAGTCGGCAAGAAGCTCGGCAGCACCAATGCGACCGCGTCATACACGACGCTGTACACGGTGCCATCGCTGACTCGCACCTACGTCAAAGACATCAACATCTGCAACGTCACGGCCAACAAGCATCAGGCATATGTGCACCTTGTTCCGTCTGGCGGAACACCGGACATCACCAATTCCATCGTCTATAACTTCGGGATTGATGGTGGCACGATATACAACTGGCGCGGCCTCGCGATCATGAACGAGGGCGATACGATACAGGTCAAGGCAGATACTGCCGACAAGCTGTGCATTTACATCAGTGGAGCAGATGCGACATGAGAGGCTTATACGCGAACATTCACGCCAAGCGTGAGCGGATTAAGGCTGGTAGCGGTGAGAAGATGCGCAAGCCGAGCGCCAAGGGCGCTCCGACTGCATCGGCATTCAAGGCCGCGGCCAAGACGGCGAAGAAGCGCAAGTGAAGACGCCGGCGTGGCAACGCGCCGAGGGGCAGTCCAAGAAGGGCGGCCTCAACGCCAAAGGGCGCGCATCTTACAAGGCAGAGACTGGCGGCACACTCAAGGCACCAGTCAAAGGTGCGCCTAAGACGCCAGAGCAGTTGCGCCGCAAGGGCAGCTTCTTGACCCGCATGGGGTCGATGCCGGGTCTACTGACAGACGAGCAAGGGGACAAGACTCGGCTGAAGCTGAGTCTTGAGGCGTGGGGGCATCAGGGAGACAAGGCGAGCGCGGTAGCCAAGGGGCGGCGCTTGCTTGAGCGCTATAGGAAACAGAAGGATGGCAAGTAAAAAGAAAATGCCGACCGGCCTTCTTGACCCAGAGTCAGAGGCCATCGCAGAGGCTTATGCAGCGATGCCGTCAGTGCGACGGCAGGCGCGCGGCTTGCTGTCGCTAGAGCCGCAACAAGACCAAGGAATTGGGCAGACAGCGCTTGAGACAGCTTTGAGCTTTATTCCCGGCGTGGGGCAAATGTTGGCCGCTCGAGACATTGAGCGCGCACGTCGCGCCAATGATCCGGCTGCTGCTGCAATGGCTGCGACGGAGTTTGTTCCATTTGGTCGGCTTGCCGGATCTATTCCCGGAATTAGCAAGGTTGCCGAGTTTGACCCGAGATTTGACCCGAGAGTTAAGGAGCAGCAAAAGCTAAAAGAGTTGACTCCTGTTGTGGAATCTCGAGGAACAGTAAACCCACCAGAGATATCCTTGGCAGATCTTGAGGGTCGGCCATTTATAACCAGCATGTCAGACCGTACTGCTGCTGGCGGATTGCTTACAGGAATCAATGACGTTGAGTTTAATACGCCTGTCAATTTGCAGGGCGGCCAAGACTTCATGTTTGAAAATCCCGGCATGGTCTGGGCATCAGGAAAGGCTCCGACAAAGCAGATCAAAAAACTAGCCGAAGAAATAAAGGCGCTGACCGGACAGAATCCTCTATACATCCCGTGGCGAATGGCTCCGAGTGGCGGAGACTTTGCGACCATGACAGGAGAGACGATGCTGGCTTATGCCGACGCCGCTTTTGGCAAAAAAGCGAAGCGTCAGATGGACGCTGAAATTAAAAAGCTGATTCCAGACTGGAAGGGTGTCGGCACTGAGGCCAGTGTTGAGCAATTCAGGAAGTCGCCAGATAGAGTCAGAAAGCAGGTCAAGCAAATGCTCGATGTGAACTTTAGAGAATCTGGCGGCCTAGGAATAGGCGAGGCTAGGGTTGCCGTTACAGATCCTAGGCAGTTGGCTGCGCCAGAGACTGGCATACAGAACATCGGAGAAATATTCGCCGATGCTCCGTTGATTCAGCAGTCGGGCCATTCATCCTATCCGGTAGGGGTTCCCGGTCAAGGAATCGGAAGGCTCAAAGATGACGTAAAAATTTATGAGCTTTTGGATGAAGTGGTCAAGGCTAGAAACATAGCTTCACCACAAGTGCCGGGAAGAACAGATATTCGGGCGCTACAGATGAAACCTTATTTTGGAAGGATCACGGCCGAAGCCCTCAAGAGGCTTGAGAAGTAAGCAAATACTCAGGCCTGAACTGGTCTGCTATTGACTTGCTAAATTTTGTCTCTAAGTAGTTTCTGACTGAGTCTTCGGTGACAGACTTAATGCCAGAAAAAGTGCAAAAACATTCATGCATGGTTAACGCATCGAGCACTTTTTTTGGCACTTTTGCATCTGTGTTGACTATTGGCAACAGAATTGTGTTTTCTTGTGTCATATCCAAATTTTAGTTTATTGAGGGACGTATGCCTAGTAAATCCGCCAAACAAGCCCGTCTGATGGCCGCCGCTGCGCACTCCAAGGAGTTCGCCAAGAAGGTCGGCGTGCCGATGAAAGTGGCCAAGGAATTCAACAAGGAAGACAAGGGCGGCAAGCTCTTGAAGAAGGCGATGAAGAGCAAGCCGAAGCGAGGGCTTCTTGCTTGAGCGATCGCAACCCGCACATTGACGTGCAGCGCGCCATGCAGGCAGAGGAGTTGATTAACAGCCCGCTGCTGAACGAAACACTCGACTCGATGGAGCGGGAGTATCTGGCAGCGTGGCGCAGCAGCAAGCTACCAGACATTGAAGAACGCGAGCGATTGTGGCTTGCGATGCAGGTTCTGGATCAGGTGCGCAATCACCTGCGAATCGTGCTCGAGAATGGCGTCGTCGCACGCCGAGAAATTGATCGGATAGCAGGGCGCAGATAGTCTTGTATCCCGCAAAATAGAGTTATGAGTGAAACCGGCACGGGTACACCCCCCGGAACAATACAGTCCACGCAGGATGTTTTCGAGCAGATGCTCGCCGCTGAAGAAGGCGAAAACGAGCAGCTTGAAACCGAAGCAACGGACGAGGGTGAGGAGGCAGTTGAAGCATCAGCCGATGAGGCTGACGTTGAGGCTGTCGAGGAACCAGAAGGCGATGAGGAAGCCGAGGAGGCTCCGACAGCAGCGCAGACATTCCGCGTCAAGGTTGACGGGGAAGAAGTCGAAGTGCCGCTCGATGAGCTGCTAAAAGGCTACTCACGCACCGCAGATTACACGCGCAAGACGCAAGCCATCGCCGAGGCACGAAAGGTCGCCGAGGCAGAGGCAGCACAAGCGCGGGAAGAGCGGCAGCGATATGCACAGACCTTGCAGGTGCTAGAGGCGCAGCTAAAGTCAGCACAGCCGCCGGAGATCGACTGGGACAGGCTCTACCAAGAGAATCCCGTTGAATGGGTACGGCAGCGTGAGCTGGTGCGCACTCGGCAGGAGCAGCAGGCTTGGGTCGAAAACCAACGCCGTGCTCTGGCCGAGAAGCAGGCACTAGAGGAGCAGCAGGTAGCGGAGCAGACCCTTGAGGTCGAACGCGCCAAGCTCCTCGAGCAGTTACCAGAATGGCGCGATGCCACTAAGGCACGCGCAGAGAAGGCGAAGATCGTCAGCTATGCAACGGAGAAGCTCGGTTTTTCGACCGATGAAATATCCGACCTATATGACGCTCGAGCTGTTCTCGCACTTCGTAAGGCGATGCTTTACGACGAGCTGATGACCCGGCAGAAAGACCTTCGGCCGAAGATTCAGCAGAAGGCCAAGCCGATGAAGGCTGGTGTCTCGGTGCCGGTAACGACCAAGTCTGTGAAGTCTCGCGACGCTCTTTCCAAGTTACAACGGAGCGGCAGCACCAGAGATGCAGCCGCAGTTTTTGAACAATTTTTGGATTGAGGTAAAGGACAATGTCTCAGACTAGCAATACTTTTGATACCTTCAATGCGAAGGGTATCCGTGAGTCTCTCTCGAATGTGATCTACAACATCTCGCCGGAAGAGACCCCGTTCATGTCGAACATCGGCCGCGAGAGCGTCAAGAACACGTTCTTCGAGTGGCAGACGGACTCGCTCGCTGCTGCCTCCACGACCAACGCGCAGATCGAAGGTGACGACGTGTCGTCCTACGATTCGACTGCCGCTACGGTTCGCTTGGGCAACTACACGCAGGTCAGCCGCAAGACGCTCATCCTCTCGGGCACGCTCGAGTCGGTGGACAAGGCTGGTCGTCGTTCGGAGTTGGCCTACCAGCTCGCGAAGCGCTCGGCTGAGTTGAAGCGCGACATGGAGAGCATCATGCTCACCAACCAAGCTGCCTCGGGTGGCTCGGCTGGCGTCTCGACTGCTATCCGCAAGACTGGTTCGTTGCTCGCCTTCTTGAAGACGAACACGGACAAGGGATCTGGCGGCGCTGACCCTGTGTACACCACGCAGCCGAACGCGACCCGCACGGACTCGCTCGCCGCTGACCAGCGCACCTTCACGGAGACGATCCTCAAGAGCGTCATCCAGAAGGTGTGGACGGCTGGTGGCACGCCGAAGGTGCTGATGGTTGGCCCGGTCAACAAGCAGCGCGTGTCGGCTTTTGCTGGTATCGCGGAGATCCGCAAGGAAGTGACCGGCAACCGTCCGGGCGTGATCATCGGTGCTGCTGATGTCTATGTCAGCGACTTCGGTGCCGTCTCGGTGGTTCCGAACCGCTTCCAGCGTGAGCGTGACGCTTTCGTGCTCGATCCTGAGTACGCCAGCGTTTGCTACCTGCGTCCCTTCCAGACTGTCGAGCTTGCGAAGACCGGCGACGCCGAGAAGCGCATGATCGTTGTCGAGTGGGGCCTCAAGGTCAGCACCGAAGCTGCTCATGGTTTGGCTGCGGACTTGACCACGACCTAATAATGGTCAAAATAGTGGGCGGAGGGATATGCCTCCGCCCACTATCCTTGAGGACGCATGTCCAAGAAATTATTTGACTATGACCCGTTAACCGGTACCACCAAATGGTGGCACTATGACGCCGACAAGGATGAAGCCAAGATCGAGACGGTCTTCGAAGTTGGCGACATCATCGAGCAGAACAAGCAGCAGTACAACTCGACTGACGAACGGGCGAGATGGGGTGAGTGGAGCAAGGTAGCATCGATCCCGATGGCCTTGTTCTACCGACTGAAGCAGCAGGGGATAATCGACGATCCCAAGAAGATGAAGGCTTGGTTAAACGATAGGGATAACCAACTTTTTCGCACTAGGCCGGGGCAAGTATAATGGCCAGACCCCGCGAAAGTTTTGATAAAAAGTTTGAGAAGTATGCAATGCCAATACCAGAGTCAGGGTGTTGGATATGGTGCGGCTCCATATCAAAACATGGATATGGAAAACTAACTGAAGGAAGGGGAAAAACACTTCAGGCGCATAGAGCAGCATATGAAAATAAATTTGGCAAAGTAAAATCTGGATTAGTGATTAGGCATATATGCGATGTTAAGTCATGCGTAAACCCTAACCATCTTGTTTCTGGAACTCAAAAACAAAACATTGATGACAAGGTGAGACGAAATAGGCATGCAAAAGGGGAAACTCATGGCATGTCAAAGTTGACAGAAGATCAAGCAAAAATGATAAAAATGCGCTTTGTCACTTCGAAAGAGGCGCATGAGATGTTTGGTATTAGTAAAACAACAGCTAGACAAATAGCGTCTGGCTTCGCTTGGAAGCATTTATGAGCCGTGCTGTGGCAATACTAGTCCCAGCGCGGGACACGGTCATGACATCGTTCGCTTACGACTTAGCGCGTGCGATGTCTTTTCATACAGCGACAACAGACGACCGCGTGGTGCTCTTCACAAGCCACGGCACTCTGATCGCATCACAGAGAATGGAACTTGCGCGGCAGGCGCTAGAGGAGAAGGTTGACTTTCTCCTGTGGCTAGACTCCGACATGCGGTTTCCGAAGGAGACGATTGGCTACATGATGTCGCTTGATAAGGACATCGTCGCGGCGAACTACGCCACGCGACGGATGCCGATCAAGCCGGTAGCCATGATGGATGGCGGGGATAAGGGCGTCGGCCGGGTGTATACCGAGCCGGGGCAAGAGGGGCTGCAACCGGTGGACTACATCGGCATGGGCGTGATGATGGTCAAGCGCGAGGTGTTCGAGAAGGTCGAGCAACCTTGGTTCGCGATTCCATACAGCACGACCGGCGGCCACTACATCGGTGAGGATGTGTTCTTCTGTCGCAAGGCGCGCGAGGCTGGGTATGAAATCCTAGTCGATCACGCGCTCTCGCAAGAGGTGAAGCATATCGGCACCTTCGAGTATTCGCTTCAGGGTGCATGGGCAGTAAAGGACGAGCAGAATGGCGCTTGATACCTATACCAATTTGAAGACGTCCATCGCCGACTGGCTGAACCGCGACGATTTGACCGCGGTGATTCCAGACTTCATCTCACTGGCAGAGGCGCAGATCGAGCGTCGCCTGCCGATTCAGAAGTTGGTCAAGCGCGCGACTGCGACGGTGGACACACCATTCTTCGCAGTGCCGTCTGACTTTGTATCGGCCAAGTCTTTCATCCTGACCTCGACCGCACCGGTGCAGCAGTTGATCCAGCTCACGCAGGATGAGGTGGATGCGAAGAAAACGCTGTACACGACGACTGGCAAGCCGACCTACTTTGCGTTTGTCGGTGGTCAGATCGAGGTGCTACCTGCGCCAGACACCGGCTACACCGGAGAGCTGACGTATGTGGCCAAGCTCGAGAAGCTCTCAGGGTCTGTCGCATCCAACTGGCTGCTGACGCAATACCCTGACGTGTACCTCTATGGCTCGCTGCTGCAGGCGGCGCCTTATCTGCGAGACGATGAACGCATCGCAGTCTGGGGCGGTCTGTACGAGAAGGCGATTGAGGAGATGATCGTACAAGACCAGCGTGCGTCATTCAGTGGCGGACGC